TCAGTCGTCCTCGTCATCATCTTCGTCAGCGTCCTCGCCACAGAGGGCGGAAAGTTTGTCCTCGATGGTGCGCACGTTGATTTTGGCAGACATATCCACATCAACGGCTTTCATCTTCGGTGTGTGGAACTCCAGCAAGCGCAGTTCGGCATTGACACGGTCGTCCGGGGCGAGTTCTGCCATGTCAAGTTCAAAGTCGGACATGATTGTGGCTTTTCCGTTGAACTTGACGTTCTTAGGCTCGAAGTAACTCAAAGAATGTGCGCGGATAAACCCTTTCAGAGGGTTCTCCTTGTTGGGCGTGCCTTTCTTACGCCCTCCTGTTTTCATACCTTTCATATTTATCTTCTCCTTATCTTGTTGTGGTGTGGACGCTCCATCAACGTCCACGGCCTTGTGATACAAAAGTTAAAAGTCGTGGGCAAAGATACCTTATTAATTTAGCGCACGAATTATAACTTTTGAAATACAAACGATTATGGGACTGATAGGAGCAGCGGTAGGAGCCGCAGGAAGCATCTTCGGTGGCATCAGCGCGAGCAAGGCGATGAAGCGCATGAAGAAGAATGTCGAGGCGCAACGTAAGGCTAACCAAGACTGGTATGACCGCAGGTATAACGAGGACGCCACACAGAGGGCGGACGCGCAGAGGATACTCACCCAGACGGAGCAGAGCATCAAGAACCGCAACCAACAGGCGGCAGGAGCGCAAGCCGTGATGGGTGGCACAGACGAGAGTACGGCAGCGGCCAAAGCCGCCAACAACCAAGCCTTGGCGGACGCAACGTCACAGATTGCCGTCAACGCGGACGCACGCAAAGACCAGATTGAGCAAACGTACAGAGCCAAGGACGATGAGTATGTGAACCAGCTCAATGCCATCGAGCAAGGCAAGGCACAAGCCATTGCAGGAGCCGTGCAGGGCGTGGCAGGCGCGGCATCGTCCATGCCGTTCTAAAACTTAAAGCACAACGAATATGAGCACAGGAAATCCACCTAAAGGCAGTGCCGACTGGCTTGCAGAGCAGGACGGAGCGGACACCACTCCCCCTGCCAAAGGTACGCAAGCATGGGCAGAACAGCCACCACAGCCCGAACCTGCCCCGAAAGGCACGGAGGCATGGACGGAGCAGCACAGCGGAGAGAACGCCCCTGCACCGACAGAGAGCAAGCCGACACCGCAGACAGATGTCGCCCCACCTGCCGACAAGGGCTTGGGCGTGTCTCCACAGAACAATGCCGATGCCGTCATGGGCTACGACCAACAGATAGCGGCATTGCAGGAGGCTGCCAACAAGACCAAGCCCGAAACCGAGGAGGAGCGCAAGAAACGCGAGCGCAGGGAGAAGTCGAAGAAGATAATCGCAGCAGTCGGTGACGGTCTGATGGCGTTGAGCAACCTCTACTTCACGACACGAGGTGCGCCCAACATGTACGACCACAAGACCATGAGCCAGCAGACACCCTTGCAAGCGCAGCTCGACAAACTCAAAGCCGAGCGTGAGGCCAATGCAGATAAGTACTTGCAGTATTCCCTCAAAATAGGAGACCTGCAGAACGACAGAGCCAAGACACTCCGAGAAATGGAGGCCGAGCAGGAGCGCAGGAAACTGGCGAGGGAAAAGGCACAGCGCGAGCAGGAGGAACACGGCTGGCTTGCAGCCCTGCAACCCGACAAGCAGCGTGAGCAAGCAGGAAAGGCCTCGAAAGCCGAGCAGGAGGCCGTTACCGCAAAGGCGGAGGCAGACAATGCTCCTGACCTCTACAAAGCAAAGGTTGATACGGAAAAGGCACGAGGCGAGGCACAGCGAGCGTCAGCTGCATCCAGCCGGGCAGCAGCCACAGATCATTACGCTTCGGCAAGGGCGCACGACCGCTCAAACAACAATGAGTTTAGCGCATGGGACGAGAATGGACGCGAACACAAGTTCAGAACGGCAGCAGCTGCGGAGGCATTTGCCAGACAGCACGGTACATTTGAGGAAACCGATGTCACCTCTACAAGCACTACGGACAGTGAAACCAATGGCAAGTCCACTACGACTTACAAGAAGAAAAGTGGTTATGCCAAGCGCGTAGTGCGTCAACCTGCGACAAAACCAGCACCGAGACCGCAGCAGGGGTCATCATCATATAAGAATACAAAAGCATTAGGATTATAAGGATATGCCATACGATAAAATAGACCAACTCTATGACGCACTGAAAAAAGACGGTGCAGTCAGCAAGAGCCGAGAGAATTTTCGCAGTAAGATGCTTGCTCCCGGAAAGGAGGGCTATCAGAACCGTTTGCAGCTTTACAAAGCTCTGAAAGCAGATGGGGCTATTGATAGTCCTACATATGAGGAGTTTGGCAAACGGTTGGGACTTCATGCAGTGAATAACACACCTGCGCCAAACTCGGCTCCAGCAACGCCACAGCAGAAAGACAAGCCGCTCACCCCTGCACAGCGACAGGCGATGATAGACCAAGTGCAGCAGATGCAGCAACAGACGCAAGCCATGATAGCCGACAGCAACGAGCGCATGAAGAACATGAAGCAGTATGGGTTCGGACTTGGCTTCGGTCAGACAAAGAAAGGTGGTGTGAAGTACAATCCACGTACAAAGAAGTTCGAGCAGACCTACATCACACCGACTGGCAACAGATACAGCAGCAAGGCGTTGGCTGATGCAGAAAGCTTCCGTTATCGCAAGGCTGCAAGTGAGCCTCTTGGCCTCAATATGAACGACCAGCAGGTGAACGACGCTCAGAAGCCAGCCAGTGCAGCCGTTGCAGCCTTGTGGAAAGAGGCAGAGGCTAAGTATGCAGCCGACCGCAACAAAAATGCGGAGGACGTGTACAGCGGCAATCCGTGGCTTCATGGAGGGCGTGAGATGCACATTGTCGATGCTGCCACCAACTCACACAAGAATGAGGTGTCGCGCCTTACGCGCTTTGACCTGCAGAAGATGATGGACAATGCGTGGGGACGTGTAGGCAAGCAGATGACGGCATCATGCTATGCGCAGCTGAAAAAGCAATACCCCACCGCAACCGAGCGTCAGTTGCAGAACTCGGCATCGGCAATGGCTCGTCAGTTGTCTGACAATGCCGTGTACAAGTATGCCGTGGCAAAGAACACGCCCAAGAGCACCTTGGAGTTCTTCGCCAAGACCGCAGCCGACATGAACCTATTACGCACTATCAACAAGGGACTGGCACGGAGCGAGGCTGGAACGACAGGCGACATGGCCGCATACGAGCAAGCGATGAGCGACTACGGCAAGAACCACCGTTGGGCGCAGATTGGCGGTACGGTGACAGGCATGATGTTCGACCCTACCACTTATATATCGGGTGGTGTCGGCTCGTTTGCAGGTAAGACGGCACTCAACATAGGAGGACGCATTGTTGCAAAGAAAGCAGCCACCAATGTGGGCGCACGTCTGTTTAGCAATACGCTGACCGGGCGTGTCGTGGCTGGTGTGGCAGGAGGTGCCGGGAACCTTGGCGCATACGAGGGCATCAAGGAGGGCGAAAGCCAGTGGCTGCATGGCGGACACATCAACCAAGAGACAGGTGAGAACGAGGGATATTCCGCAGGCGACGTGCTGAAATCGTCCCTGCACGGCACATTGCTTGGCTCGGTAACGGGTATGGTGTCGCCTTTGTTGGGCAATGTGGCTGACAAATGGGTAAAGGCAACATCGAACACGGCAGGTAAGGTGGGTATCCGTGCAGGAGAACTTGCCACATCGACTGTGGCCGAGGGTACAATATTCTCCATTCCCGAATGGATTAGCGGTGATGGCGATGCCATGGACGTGTGGACGGACAACATGGCCATGATGATAGGCTTCAAGGGACAGCACATGATAAAGTCTGCCCCTCGTGTCATTGCAGGGCTACGACCCATTGCAGACCCCAAAACCATGCAGGAGCGCAACCACAACCGCATGAGTTTCTTGGAGAGACTGCGCACGCAACTGGACGCAAGTCCGCACGACATGGCATTTACCAAGGAAGAGCGCGAGGAGTTGCAGAGGTACGGCTATGGCGACCTCGCGGCACTCTTCACACGCACACCCAAGCAGCCCAAACCAAAGGCAAAGCCGACAACCACGGACGGAAAGGTAATGAACTTTGACATTCCCGAAGCCGAGGTTGAGGACTTGGGCAAACAGTGGCTCAAGACACACCCCGAGTTTGACGGCTACGAGGCCATGCAACGCCTCATTCAAGACCCAAGCGTGAGCCAGAGCGCGAGAGCCAAAGCGTACTATATCCTCACTGGCCGTCAGTTGCCGATGGGAACGGTTACCGGGTACACCACCGAAAAGGACGAGCACGGCAATATCTTCGTGAAGTCCGTTACCGCCAATGGCGAGGTCGTAACGAACAGACGCTTTGCAGACGAGGCATCAGCCAAGAGGGAGCAGGAAAAAATCATGCGACAGGCTGAACTCAACAGCGTTGATGTAGGTGAACGTTACACCGAGGCTAAAGCCGACAACAAGGTGTGGGACGCAGCCGTTGAAGCCGTTGCCCCCAGTGCTGACCCCGAAACCGTCAAGCGCAACTACCAAGCTGCAAAGGAGGGCGACAAGGACGCAATCGCCAACTATGGGCAGATGGTCGATGCCATAGACAAGTTCATGGAAGAGAACAGAGGCATGGCAGACGCAGAACGTCCCGAGGCAATCCGTGCAGCCATCAAGGAAGATACAGGCGTAGATGTGGACGCGGCCATCAAGAAAGAGCCGAGCAAGCGCACCGAGCCAGAGCAAGCAGCCGTGGAGGACTATCTGAAACGGCTGTTCCCCGAACAGAACCAAGAGACAGAGCAGCCCATGTCCGACGACGAGGCAGGAGCAGCTGCCATCTATGACCAGTCGCGCCTGTTGTGGAATAAGGTGGAGCAAGGCGATGCGGATGCAAAGGCCGATGTGGATGCCATTGTTCTTCGTATGCAGGAGGCTTTGCAGGAGTGTGAGGACGCTTTCGGTACTGACGCGGAAATGCGCATGGCCGAGATGCAGGATAATCCGTGGGCATTGGCCAACGACCCCGAACTGACGGAATACCAGCAGAATGCGGTACTCTACTACATTAATGCCAAGGCAGCGATGGACGGTGTGCAGGATGCGTCCAACGATGCGATGGAGAATAAGCGCAGGGAGGTAGCCGCCAATGTGGAGCGACACACCCACAAGGACAATGGCATGGTGCAGCCAGCTACCATGAAGGTGGACGACAAGCCTGTGTACATTGTAAAAGGTAATGTCGCAGTACTTCCCGATGGTACAGGCATAGACACACAGAACTCCGACCAAAGCATTGTGATATGCGATGCTGAGACAGGCGAATACAAGTTTATCAGTCCCGACCAAATCTTCAATCTCGGTGATGCCATTGACCCACAAGCCGAACTTGACGAGGCTTATGCCAACATTCAAGCTGAGCATGAGGCCGTGCTTGGTGGTATGGAAAATGGTGAAAGCGTACCAAAATCGGGAGAAAGCGTACATGAAACTCCCGAAAACGTACAGAACGAGGGCGAGAACGTGCAGCAGCCCATGACAGACGAGCAGTTGCAGCAGTACGCCCAAGGTGCTTTCAACGAGGCCACGCAAGGCGATGGTGGCGTTACACTTCCACAGGAGCAGGTTGAGCAGATGCAACAGCATAACCAACAGATGTTGGAGCAGGATCAACAGCGCAGGGAGGAAGAAGCCAACCGCCAGCCGACTGCACTGGAGCGTGTTCCTCTTAATGAGGAGACTGGCGAACCCATGTTTGAGAAAGCCGACAAGGAGACAGCCCTTGACGCACTCAACGAGGTTACAGGCGGCAACGATGCCAACACCACAGCCATTGTCAATGCGCAGGTGGAGCAAGCGCAAAAGACACTCGATGCGCTGAAGAAGAAACAGCCGACCAAGAAAGCACCGTCCCTCAAAGGCTCGCCCATGGCAATGGTTAAGGCACAGCAGGAGGCCGATGCCAACTACAATGCCGCCATGGAGCAGTACAACGCACAAGTGGCGAATGCGGAGGAGACACTGGGCGCATGGTCGAGGATTTACACCCTTATGAACGAGCGCAAGCGTGCAATCCGTGAACAGCAGGAGGCAGAGCAGCGTGAGCGCGACAAGCAGATGCACGATGCAGCCGTGGCGCAGGTTGAGGAGCAGAAACGCATTGCGGCACAGAAAGCTGCCGAGCAAGCCGAGGTAGGCACCCATGCTGTGAACCCGAAGATAAAGGCCAAGTGGGACGGAGCCGCCAAGGTGGAGGGCAATCCCAACGCACTCACCCTTGCGGACGGTTCTACCATTCGTGGGCATTACGTCCTCACCGAGGCAGGAGCCGCGTCAGCAAGCCACGATGTGAACAGCGCCTTTGAGCCGACCGAGGGCTTCCCCATTGACGAGAACGGAGAGAGCGTGAACGACCGCGACTACAAGCGCGACACGGACGCACAGCGGATAGTGAGGGACATTGCCAACAACTACGACAGCCGCGCCTTGCAGTCGCCTGTCATTGTCAGCAAGGACGGTGTGGTGCTTTCGGGCAACAACCGCACCATGTCGGGCGACATTGCAGCCCGGCAGGGAACAGACAAGGCGTATATTGACCACCTGCGCGAGTTCGGACAGATGTATGGTTTCACCCCCGAACAAATAGACGGCATGAAACATCCGCGTGTGGTGTTCGTCCCGGACGAGCAACTGCCCTACGATGCAACCACATTCGCACGTTTCAACGCAGAGCAGCAGAAGAAACAGAGCAAGCCAGAGCACGCGGTGAAACTCGGCAAGATTGTCCCCGACAATGTTTTCACGAGCATCACCAATGACATCAGCCGCTTTGACCGCCTCTCGGACTACTATGCAGACGACAAGGCAGTATCTTCGGCTATCAGTCAGTTGCTCGGTGCAGGAGTCATCAACGAGATGCAGCTGCCCGAAATGCGCACAGGCAACTCGTTGTCGGCCGCAGGAAAGGAACTTATCGAGAATACGCTTATAGGCAAGGTCTTTCAGACTTCGCCCGATGCCGTGCGCCATATCATCAGCACACCCACATTGCGCCAGTCGGTCATTATGGGTTTGAACGAGATAGCCCACAACCGCACACTTGCCAAGAGTGGCTACGACCTAAGCAATGAGTTGGGTGCAGCCGTTGACCTTGTGGCAAGAGCCAAGAGCGCACACCCCGACATTTTCAAGGACGGAATGCCTGTGTCGCCATTCGGCAGGGAGCAAGGTCTGTTTGATGATGAATACGGAGACAGCCGAGTGACGGACGGCACGGTATTGATGCTTGCCGACATACTGAACAGCGGTAAGCCAAGCGACCTGCGCAAAGTACTCTCTACCTATAATAGTGCCGCAGTAGCTCCAGCTGGTGGTCAGTTGGATATGTTTACTGGCGATGTACGTTCCAAGGAACAAATACTTAATGACGTAAATGAATTATTCAGAAATGCAACACCAAAAGAACAACAAGCTATCGTCGATGCAGCCATTGCAGAACGCAAGCGCAACGCAGAAGCCGAGGCAGAACAGCGTGGACGAGACGAGGCAACTGAACAAACTAAGGATGCTGTACAACGCAGTACAGAGCCTCAACAACCAGCAGTAGCCGAGACCGAACCTGCCAAGCAGGAGGAGACTCCACAAACAGAAGAACCCAATACCGACACCATTGCCGAGGAAGAGGAAGAGGCATTGCGCAACCGCATCACCGAAACCGATGAAGAGTGGACAGAGCCAAGCGCAAATGGCGACATCTACAAGCAGAAACTCCTCATTGACGGTAAGGAAGTAATCAAGGTGGACGCTCCAGACGAGAACAAGAACTATCCCGGCACTTACTACGAGGTGGACGGCAAGCAGTTTGGCGACCTGCAAGAAGTGGTCAGACACCTTGACGGAGCGGAACAGCCGTTGTCAGCCAAGATAAAGACCGCATCAGCCGATGTGAACACCGAACCCACAGAGGCACAGAAAGAGGCCGGCAACTACAAGAAAGGCCATGTTCAGGTCGGCACGTTCGACATCACCATTGAGCAGCCGCAAGGCAGTGTGCGCAAAGGCACGGACGCTGACGGCAAGCAGTGGGAAAGCAAGATGCACAACACCTACGGCTACTTCCGTGGCACGGAGGGCGTGGACGGAGACCACATAGACGTGTTCCTCTCCAACGACATTGACGGTTGGAACGGGCGCAAGGTATATGTGGTGGACCAGTACAACCCCGATGGCACGTTTGACGAGCACAAGGTGATGCTTGGCTTTAACGACATGGACGAGGCAAAGGGCGACTATCTCGCCAACTATGAGAAAGGTTGGGAAGATGGGCGCAGGATTGTAGTGTCTGCAACGAACCTCGAAGATTTCGAGAAGTGGATAGACAGCAGCCACCGCAAGACCAAGCCGTTTGCGGAGTATGCAGGGGTGAAGAAAGAAACCGTGGCCAATACTCCTGCAAAGGAAGAGGCTGCAGTACCTACCGACAACGCAAACAATGCAGCCTACACCATCACTCCTGCCACCTATACTAATAAGAAAGGTAAGACGAGCGATGTGTCATTGCTTACTTTCAATGATGAACTGACAGCCGACCAAGAGCGAGCCGTCAAGGAGTTTGCCAAGGAGCGACTTGGCGAGGGACGCTTTTCTCCTGCAAGAGGTTGGAAAGACCGTGAGAGCGGAGGCTGGATGTTCCGCAGCGAGGAGGACGCACGCAAGGCTGCTGAAATGGTGGACGATGATGATGCTGTGGCAGACAATCAGCCGCTGACAGCGCAGGAAATGCGCGATGCCGTAGAGCCGAAGAAACCTGCAACACGGAAGAAAGCCACGGCTAGGAAACCTGCCAACAAGGTTGAGGTGGCCGATGTGGCAGAAAAAAAGCCGACAGAGCCAACCAAGGAAGAACCCAAACAGCCGACCAAGGAGGCAGAAAAGCCTAAGTATGAGGTGAGTGACGAGGAGATGAACGGATTGATGAACGATATTCGCAACATTCTCGGCATTGGTGCTGACGAGGGCGATGCGGGGTTGAAGTTCCGTGACCCCGATGAACTGACCGCAGAACAGCGTCAGAAACTCATGTCAGTAGGCCAGCGTCTGGCAATGGCAATGGTGGAGCGCGGCAATGAGTCGTTTGGCGACTATGCCTCCATGATGGTAAAAGCACTTGGCGACAAGGTACGTCCGTGGCTAAAGGCATTCTATGGCGGACTGGAGTATGTACCCGGTTACGATAAGTACGCCCTCACTCCCTATGAGGAGGTGAAAGCCTTTGACGTGGAGAACTTCGACAAGCTGCACAAGGACGTGCTTGCACAGGCCGATATGATTGTTGAGGAGGGTAAGGCACAGGCCGCAGCCGACAAAGCGAATAATGAACTCAAAGCAATAAGAAATGAGCAACGAAAAGAAACTGACAAGCAAACAGAAACAGATACAGCAGCTCTTGCAGCAGAAGCAGAGACTGTTGCAAGCGAAACAGAAAGTCTCGCAGAAACTTCAAGCGATGAGCAAGCTCTCAACGGAGCAGCCGAGCGAGTAGATGAAACCCTCGACAAGGTGAACGACCAGCTCGCCTTACTTGGCTATTACGAGGCCGACCAAGTGGAAAAGGACTTCAACGAGGCATACGGCTATATGCGCAATGCCGAGAAGAAAGCCGTTAAGGACGCTGCCAACCTTGCAAGCCAACTGATAGACGACCTTGGACTTGACCGATACGAGGCCACCCACGGAGAGGCAGACAAGAAAGGAAAGCGCAAGACCAAGCCCCTTGCAGTGGCCAACATAGCCCCGGCAGGAGGCGATGTAACCATGCACTTGCCGTTGGCAGAGGGCAGAGAGTTGTATGTGAATGTTCAACTTGCACCATCAGCAGGGAAAGGCATCACCAACTATGGCGGTGATAATCTTGAAGTAACTGGTATCATGTGCCGTGTGGAGAACCCCAATGCAAGTGGTAATGACCGCTACGGACAGAATATGTGGTTTGCCGAAGATGTAACCTATGATGAACTGCTGAAGAATGTGCAGCGTGACACCTACAAGTATATCCCCGAGCGAGGTAATGTCAAGGAGGGTGAATACAAGGTTGGCGACAAGGTGCAGTATTCTCCCGATGGCAATACATGGCATGATGCGGTAGTGGCACAGCCTAACGAGTTGGATGGCATACGCATAGACACAGGCCAAGCACCTGTCATGTGGGTAAATGCCCACCCCGACCAGTTGCGGCACAAGGCACAAACCGAGCCACAGAATGAGGACATTTTCCAAAAGGCGGAACGCATTGCCAAGGAAGCACGCGAGAAGAAAGCGGCCAAGGCTGCATCAGAGCCTACCACTACTCCAGCATCGACAGAGCAGCCGAAACCAGCGATGAAGAAAAAGGCATCGAAGAAGAAAGTTAAACCAGAGCAGCAGGTGGGCAATTTGTTTGCTGGGCTGTTCGATGAACCGAAAGAAGAAAATGGATTACAACGAAATGATGATGCGGTACGCACCGAAGCAGTGCCGACCGACAATCGTGGACAACAGCAAGGACTTCGAGGAGGCGAAAGCACAACTCGCAAACCAGCTGCACAAGAAAGTGGAAGACCTGACAGAGGACGAGGAGGACAAAGCACTGGCGCAAATCGGGCTGAGTCCGCTGGACTTCATGGACTAACAGAGCCGAAGAACACGCGCAACAACCATTCGGAGCGTGGCGCAGACCATGCCCCGACCTCGGTAAACGGCAGAATAGAGGCCAACATCAAAGCCATTGAGTTGGCACATGAGTTACTTGAGAGCGGTGAGACAGCCACTCCCGAGCAGATGCGTGTGCTCAGACAATTCAGCGGTTGGGGCGGACTTGGAGCCGCATTCAGTGATGGAGGCTACGACTGGAAACAACGTGAGCGCAACAAGAAGATACGCGAGTTGCTGGGCGAGGAAGCCTATGAGCAAGCCGTGATGAGTGCCAACAGTGCCTACTACACTCCTGCCTACGTTGTTGATACCCTTTGGGACATTGCAGGACAACTCGGTTTCAAGGGCGGCAACATCTTGGAGGGTTCGGCTGGTATCGGCAATATCCTCGGACAGATGCCAACAGCCGTGAGCGAGCGCAGCGACATACACGCCATTGAGATAGACGGCACATCGGGCGGCATACTCTCGTTGCTCTACCCCGATGCCAAGGTGGACATACAAGGCTTTGAGCAGACACGCATACCTAACGGCAGCGTGGACTTGGCCATCACCAATGTGCCATTCGTTACCGGGTTGCGTGTGAACGACACCACAGGCGACAGCGACCTGTCGAAGAAGTTCCACAATATCCATGACTTCTGCATTGCCAAGAACGTGCGTAAACTGCGTGAGGGCGGTCTGGGTATCTTCATATCGTCAAACGGCACACTCGACAACAGCAAGGCATTGCGCGACTGGGTGGTGAACGAGGGAGGTTCGGACTTCATCGGAGCATTCCGCATGAACAACAAGACCTTTGGCGGCACGACCGTAACATCAGACATCATCGTAGTTCGTAAGCGCGTGAACGGTCAGAAGTCGGCACAAGCCATTGACGTGAGCAACATCAGCGGTGAGCGCACAGCCGAGTATGAGGAGCCGGGCGCACGCAAGGCCAAGCAGCTCTCCATGGACTATAACAAGTATTTCATCGAGCACCCCGACCACATGGCAGGAGAAATGCGCTTTGCCTTTGAGGAGGGCGACACGTTCAGACCCACAAGCAAGGGACTTTACCCGGTAAGCGGCAAAGACCAAGGCAAGATGTTGGCCGACTTCGTTAAATCGTTCACGGAGGAAGAGTGCGGTAGCGCAGAGACCACAGAAAGCGACAAGCCTGTTTATGTGAACGATGCATCGGCAGACGGCAAGAAACTTGGCGAGATGTACTTGAAAGACGGCAAGCTCGTTACGGCAGGTATGGGCGGCTACTATCCTCTTGAAGTGAACGACAAGAAGATAAAGGGACACACCAAGCAGGAGTGTTTCAATGCCTATATAGCCATCAAAAGCGCATTGGCCGATGTGATGAAGTACCAGACAGAGAACGAGGGCGATGCAGGACTGCAACCATTGATAGACAAACTCAACAAGGCATACGATGCCTTTGTCAGCACCTACGGACACTTCACCAAGAACAACCAGTTGGCATGGCTGCGCAATGACGTGGACTATCCCAACGTGTTCTCCTTGGAAGTGTACAAGGAGCAAGGAGACGGCAAGGGCGGTGTGGTCAAGACCTATGACAAGGCAGACGTGATGAAAGGCCGTGTCGTGGAAAAGGAAAGCGAGCCGCACCCCGAAAACGTCAAGGACGGAGTTGTTGTGAGCATGTTCAAGAACGGACGCATTGATGTACCCTACATTGCCGGGCAACTCGGTATGGGCGAGGATGCGGTGAAACGTGAAATCATCGAAAGCGGCCTTGGCTTTGAAGACCCAACCTCACGTCAGATGGAAGTGTCGTATCAGTATCTGAGCGGCAATGTGCGCGAGAAACTGAAACAGGCAGAGGCCAACAACGAGAATGGCGAGTATGACAAGAACATCAAGGCATTGCAGGAAGTCGTGCCGATGAATATCCCTGCCCACTTGATAGACTTCACGCTCGGCTCGTCATGGCTTGACCCCAAACTCTATGACGCTTATGTGAAAGAGCGCACCGACATAGACGTCCATTTCACGGCAGCAGGTGGCACATGGTTCATGAACGCCCCGACATACGGAGTGAATGTGGAGAAGAACCGTGCAATGGGCGTGGTGAGCGAGATGCTGAAGAAAACCATCATGGGACATGAACTCATCGGAGCCGCCATTCAGAACAAGAGCGTTATCGTGTCACGCACGGAGAAACACTATGACGGCACAACGGAAACCATCACCGACCGCGAGGCCACGTCAGCATGTGCAGCCAAGATAGACGAGATACGGCAGGACTTCAAGGACTGGATGCGCCAGAAGATGCAGAGCGATGCGGACTTGTCGGCACGCATGGAGACGGAGTATAACGACCGTTTCAACAACTATGTGCCTATGAGCATACCCGATGACTTCGTACCCGAATACTTCGGAGGTGCGACCCACAAGTTCAAGATGCGTCCCCACCAAGGCAAGGCCATTGTGCGCGGCACGATGCAGCCGTTGTTGCTCGCCCACGAGGTAGGTACAGGCAAGACGTTCACCCTTATCTCCACAGCAATGGAGATGCGCAGACTCGGCACTGCACGCAAGCCTATGATTGTGGTGCAGAACGCCACCGTAGGCCAGTTTGCAGCCTCGGCCAAGGAACTCTACCCCAATGCCAAGATACTCACGTTGGAGGACAACGACCGCAACGCAGAGGGACGAAAGAACTTCTACGCCAAAATCAAGTACAACGACTGGGACATGATAGTAGTGCCACAGAGTACCTTTGAGTTTATCCCCGACAGCGATGAGCGTCAGATGCAGTTCGTGCAGGACAAAATAGACGAGAAAATGCTTGTGCTTGAACAGATGCGACAGGCTGACTCCAGCGGCAGAGACCCGATAACGAGACGTGCCGAAAAGGAGTTGGCCGACCTGCAAGCGGAAATGGCTGCATTGTCGGACGACATATCGAAGAAACGCACCGCCAACAACGAGAAGAAGAAAGCCGTGGCCAAGCAGAATGCGGCAGTCAAGGCACAGGAAATGCTCGACCGCAGGACGGACGATGTGGAGAACTTTGACGATATGGGCATTGATGCCCTGCTCATTGACGAGGCGCACGAATACAAGCACCTCGGCTTTGCCACTGCCATGCAGCGCGGAGTGAAAGGCGTTGACCCATCGTACAGCAAGAAGTCGCAAGGCGTGTATCTAAAGACACAAGCCGTGCTGGAGAAGAACAACGGACGTAACGTCATCTTTGCCACTGGTACGCCTATCAGCAACACTGCCGCAGAGATATGGACTTTCATGCGCTACCTCATGCCCAAGGACACCATGAAGGAGTACGGCATCTACTACTTTGACGACTTCGTGCGCAACTTCGGCAACATACAGCAGATGCCCGAATTTGGCACAAGCGGCAAGTTCAAGGAAGTGAACCGCTTTGCAGGATATGTGAACCTGCCCGAATTGGTGCGTATCTGGTCGGGAGTGGCCGACACCGTGCTGACCAAAGACCAAACCGAGCTGGTGAAGAAAATACCCGAAATGGAGGGCGGCAAGGCACAGGACATCTATCTGCCACAGACACGCGCCCTGCGCAGCGTGATGAAGTATGTGCGTGATGAACTCAAACGCTTTGACGAAATGAGCGGCAAGGAGAAGAAAGAGAACAGCAGCATTCCGCTCACCATGTATGGCATAGCACAGGGAGCCGCTGTCGATGCCCGACTTGTTGAGATGAACGCAGAGGATGACCCAAGGAGCAAGACCAATGAGGCCGTGCGCCAAACCCTGCGCTCGTTGAAAGAGACGGACGATTACAAGGGAACGGTGGCCATCTTTGCCGACCACTACCAAAACAAGCGCAGCGGTTTCAACCTGTATGAGGACATCAAGCAGAAACTCATTGAACAGGGTGTGCCTGCCAATGAGGTGATTGTGATGAAGCCCGGCATGACCATCAAAAAGAAGTTGGAAATCTTCGACAAGGTGAACCGTGGCGAGGTGCGTGTGGTACTCGGCAGTACCGCCACACTCGGTACAGGCGTGAACATACAGGAGCGTCTGCACACCCTTATCCACCTTGACGCGCCCAACCGACCGATGGACTACACACAGCGCAACGGCCGCATCCTGCGACAGGGCAACCTGCACAAGCAATGGGGCAAACCAGTGCGTGTGCTACGTTTTGGTGTGGAGGACAGCCTTGACGTAACCGCCTACCAGCGACTGAAAACCAAGGGAGCGATTGCCGACAGCGTGATGGAGGGTGACCGATTGATGCAGGACAGCATGAACAACCGTGTGCTTGAAGAGGAAGAAGATGTGTTCGGTGATACCGTGGCGCAGCTTTCGGGTAGCGAGTATGCCCTGCTGAAGAACAATGCGGAGAAGAACGTGCGCAAGTACGAGAGCCGCAGGAAGCAATGGGAGGCCGACCAAACCTATATCCACAATGCCAAGCCCAAGCTGGAGGGACAGATAAAGGCCGCAGAGCAGCGGGCAGAGGAAGCCAATGCCCACCTGCTTGCCGTACAGAAAGCATTCCCCGGTGGCAAGTTTACGGACATAACCATCGGCAAGCAGAAGTTCACTTCTGTGGAGGGTATGACCGACTTCATCAAGGAACACAACAAGAAAATCCTCGATGCGGTAAAGGCCATGAAAGAGAACCCCGGCAACTCTGCACAGACCAACACGCTCACCCTGTCGTTGGGCGGTTATGACTTCGTTATCAAGACCGAGATGTCGCGCGAGACGGTGAACAATGGCGGTTCGCTCTTTGCCGAGGTACACCGCAAAATGACCTACTCATGCCCCGAACTCGGACTGACGGACATACCTGTCAAGCAGTCGCTGTTGCGCAATGCAGTGGAGGACATAACCGAGAATGTCATCACTGGCAAAGACTTCGCAGAACGGTTTGACATAGCCACACGCATGGCGAAACGTGGCAAATCAGAGTTGGAGCAGATGAAGCAGCGCGAGGGCAAGCCGTTTGAATTCGGCAAGGAACTCGAAGAAGCCGAACGACAGTTGGAGGAATACACAGAGGCCATGAAGCAGGAGTTGGCAGAAAAGGAAAAGAAGTATGCCGAGATGGACGCAAGCGTGGAAGCCGCTACTGATATTGTGGCAGACGATGAGGACGAGACGAGCGATGACAAGACCAAGTTCCGCTTGCTTGAGGACGATGATCCAAAGGCTATTGAGCTGGAGTCGTTGCCCGACAGCGAGCTTGTGCCTGTATATCGCAACGTGCAAGCCTTTGAGGACGATGCACTCGGTTCGCCTATGGCGTTTACCGATGCGGAGACAGGCGAGCGCAGAACCTTGCAGGGCGGCAAGTGGAACTATTCCAATCCACCGCAGATAGAACTCACGCCCGAGCAGCAGCGGCAGTTGGACGAACTCAACAAGAACGGCTACATTGTGGTGGACGATAAGAAAACCACGGAGTTGCAGATAAATGACGGATTGAAGTTTGTGAAGCCCAAGACCAAGGACGCGCAACTGCAATACTTCTTGAAGAAGAACCCCGAGGACAAAGGCTTGTGGGCGGCATACGACCCCTACGACCATGCCATCGAGACACCGCTGAACACCCAGTTTGGCGAGGCGTACAAGCGTCCGAACCTTGTTGTGGTGCGCAGTCTTATCCCGAAATCGGAGATTGACGAGCCGTTCCATGCCGACTATGCCCTGTTGCCCACAGGTGCGCATCAATGGAACAACGGACGTACCCTTTACCTCTCGCGCTGGAGCAAGATAGACAAGGTGCTCACGCGCGAGGAGGAGGCGAAGATGATAGACGAGTATTGGAAGAAGCACCCCGGCAAGCGTGAGGCATTGAAGAGCCACCGCGACTACAACCGCTTTGTGCCGCAGGTGCGCAGGGAGTTGGAGAAGATGGGCTACCGCTTTGAGTTGGACGGCAAGGAACTGACACCCGAAGAGAGCCGCGCACTCGATGAGCAGAATTGGGAGAGCCGTGATGTTATCCCAGGACGCGAGGGACATACTCCATTCGTCAGCAACGAGGACATTGCACGCATCAACGCGAAGATGTCCGGCAAGTGGGTGGGCGAACCCAAGGAAGCGATGGAGAACGCCATGACTGCAAGGGTAAATGAGTTGGCGGAGCGGCTCCACACTCCTGTGCGCATTGTCCGCACGGACGAGGAAGTGGCCGCATTGCCAAGTACACGCCAGCGCAGAATGAAAGGCAGCTTCAACCCAATGACTGGTGAGGTGACCATTGTTGTGCCTAACAACGCGAACATGGCAGATGTGGAGGACACATTCCTGCATGAGGTTGTGGGGCATGACGGACTGCGTGTGCTGTTCCCCGAGGAGGAGAAACTGAACAATGCGCTTGATGAACTCTATCGTGTATCCAATACTGGTATTCAGCAGGCCATTGACCGCATGGCAAAGAAGATGTACGATGCCGAGGTGGATATGCTGCGCGAGAAGAAACGCAAGGAGCATGAAGCAAAGGGCGAGGACGCAAACGCCAGCTACTATGCGGACATGGCGGAAGCCCATGCCGAGGCGAGCAAGAAACGCGAGCAGTTCAAGCGTGACGCAACGGAGGAGTATGGAGCCGACCTTGCAGGACGCATCGGTGAAAGTGGCTTTGAGAAGATGAGTGCCGAGGAACTTACGTTCTGGGGCAAACTGAAAGCCATGCTTCAGAAAGCACTCCAAAAGTTGTTGGCAGGATTGAAAATCCCCTGCAAGAAGAAATGGAGTGATAAGGAATGGGCATTTGTGCTGCATGAAGCCTACAAGCGCAAGAAGAATGGCGGCAATCCTACCGTGTTTGACGCAGCCGATACAGAGGTTATGCGGAGAAAGACAGGGTTTGGTGAGACGAAGTTCAGTGATGGAGAGGTGCCAAGACGTTCTGAAAATGATGTTGAGGCCATCAATAAAGTTTTCAATGATGAACTGCAACAGCAGATAGACGGTACATTACCCGATGGGCATATCTATCAAATGGGTAAGCCCGGACGTATTTTGCTCTCAACTGGTGTGCCAAATCTCCCAATACAGATGAATGCAAAAAGGCTTCAAGTCAAAGCTACATCTTATGGGCATGATTTTGACCTCTCGGAAGTAAAAGATTTAGTGAGAGCCTTGCAGCACCCGTTAGCAGTTTTTGCCTATGGTGATAAGTCAAAAGCGCAGAATATTATTATTCCATTGCAAAAAGACGGAAAGAACTTCATTGTTGGACTTTCGCTTAATCCTATGGTTGGCGGTCGCAAATTGGAAATCAACAGTATTAGAAATGTTTTCCCGAAGAATAATTCAGAATGGCTCAATTGGATAAGTCAAGGAAAGTCCTTGTATATGGACAAAGAAAAAATCCAAACCCTCATAGACCAACAGCGAACGAATCTCGCTGACGTGGAATACTTGGATTTGGACTCTGTTGCAAAGGTAGTCAAAGATTTTGTAAACCCCAAAGTTCCAGACGGAAATGTTTCAGATGAGGGCATGAAGTTCCGCGATGGTGACATGGGACTTGACGAGACCATTACGCAGATGAAGGTAGCAGCGAGCCAAGCCAATGCCGACAACTGGCAAGCCAAGCAAGAGGCGATGAAAGCTATAGGCGGCAACTTGAACAAGCTGCGTCATGCGATGGCACGTCAGAGAGAGTATGACCTTTCGACCGTGAAGAGCATCACCGACCTTGCCAAGGTGCTGCTTGACAACGGACTGCTCGATGATTTGAGCAAGTACGAGACCAAGCGCATACTCTCGGCAGTGAACAACGCCCACGGCAAGCAGGACACCAGCAACCAAGTAGCCAAGGTTATGGACATCATGGTAGATAACCAGTTGCGCATGGGTGCAAATATGCTCGGCAGACTGCTCTCCACCCGTGGTAGCCATGTAGATGCACGAGGCATCGAGGTGCAAGGGCAGCTTGACCCAGACGGACAGACCATTGCACAGGTGGTAAGGAAAGCCACTTCCCTGCCAAAGGCCGACATCGAGGAGCGCATTGCCGAGGCATTGAACCGCATGGGCAGTGACGACCAAGCCGTGGCCGATGAAGCGTCACTGGAGTATAACGGCCTTTTGCTTGCCCACCAGTATGCCGAGGACATCACCGATAGCAAGTCGGAAGAAAAGGCTTTGCGTGACAGCATCAAGCAAGCCAAGGAAGACTTGGATGCTGGCAAGATGGATAAGGAAGCCTACCACGAATATGTGGCAGCGACCAACGATGCCATTCGCCAGAATAAGATTGAGCGTGCCGAAGCCTACCGCTCCATTGTAGAGCAAGTAGGCAGCGTGTTGGGCGGCAGTGTAGAGCGAGCCAAGCAATGGCGCGAGGCAGAGAAACAGCGTGTGGAGGCAATCCACCACAATGCAAACTCCGACATGGTAGGCCGTCCGACAGACGAACACCACAAGGAGGACAAGGTGCAGAAGATAGCCAACAACAGCGCAGTACGTTTCCTGCTTGCACCATTAGGCACGTTTGACCAGATGCTGCGAATGTTCGGCAAGAAGAGCGTGAACGGTGAGGGCTACCTTTGGAACCGCTATATGCGCGGTTGGGTTGATGCCACCGAGAGAGAGTACAAAGGCTATCAGAACGCCTTGAAAACCCTTGACGAGAAAGTGAGCGAAGTGTTCGGCAAGAACATGAAATGGGGCGACCTCTTTGCCATGGAGCGCAAGATGCCCAAGGCAACCGTTACATTCTGGGACGGAGGCGAGCGGAAAGACCACGAACTCACCCAAGGCAACCTGCTCTACATCTATATGGTTGACAAGATGGCGGACGGACGCATGAAACTACGCAGAATGGGTATCACCGAAGAAGATGTGGAGAACATCAAGGATTTCGTTGACCCACGTTTCCTGCAACTTGCAGACTGGATGCAGGATGAGTTCCTTGTAGGAAAGCGCAACGAGTACAACGAGGTACACAAGCGCATGTTCGGTGCGTCAATGGCCGCGATAGAGAACTACTTCCCATTGAAGATACTCGCCAATGCGAGAATAGAAGATGTAGATGTAGCCGACGATACCACCGACACCGCCCTGCCAGCCACCTCAACAGGCAGCATTATCAAGCGCAGACGCAATAATCTCGCCCTTGACGTGATGGGTGCGGACGCATTCAGCGTGATACTCGACCACATTCAGCAAATGGAGCGTTGGGCAGCATTTGCAGAGTTCAACAGAGACTTGAACACCCTGCTCTCGTACAAGCACTTCCGCAACCAAGTGATGAACATGTCGAGCGTGTACGGAGGCGGCAAGACCCTGTGGACGAACTTCCGCAATGTGTGCAGCATGGCCGCAGGAGCATACCGCCCACCGGTTGCACAGCTTGACAAGGCCGCAGTGAACATTGCCAAGGGTGTGACCGCAGCCAAGGTGAGTTTCAGAGTGTTCACTGCACTGAAGCAGTTCCTCTCCATGCCAGCCTACCTTTCGGACAGTAATCCGATATACCTTGCCGCCAACATCGCCAACCCGATAGGCGCATGGAAATGGTCAATGGAGAACCTGCCACTCTTCGAGAAACGCTGGAAGAGCCGCATGGCAGGAGACCCCCGACTGATGAAGAGCGAAATGGACTGGAAGATGTGGCGCAGTCATGTGGTGGAAATAGCCTCACGCATCGGCATGTCGCCCAACGCCTTTGTCGATGCGCTGACCGTGGCCATCGGTTCGCACGCCATGTACAAGACGAAGAAACAAAAATATCTTCGCTATGGCTATGACGAGGAAACCGCAGAGAAACGAGCCAAGCAAGACGCGACAATCCTATTCAACCAGACACAGCAGTCGAGCGAGAGCGCATTTCTCTCCACCATGCAAGTGGACCGTTCATGGCTGAGCGTGCTGTTCACCATCTTCCGCAACTCGTCCATGTCATATACAAGGCAGTTGTATGATGCTATCCGCAACATCAAGCACCGCTTTGAGCCGGGCTACCTATCCATGAGTGAGGAGTACATGGCCAAACAGATGCGCAGGGACGGCATAGACCCCGACAAGGCAGACAGCAACGCCAAGAGCGAGTACCGCAGAAGTCTGTTGCACGACATCGCAAGAATAGGCGTGTTCGGCTACATTCTGCAATTCGCATGGAACTTTGGCGCATACCTGCCATACCTTATTGCAGGAGACGACAAGAACGAGAAGAGCAAGATGTGGGACGATGTAATCAACCACACCATGTTTGGCAGCATCGAGGGACTGACAGGCGGAGACGTGATGAGTTCGGCAGGACAGATGGCTCTCAATGGAGAAGCCAACTGGAGTTACCTTGTAAAGGATATGCCGTTGGCAAGCGACCTTGCAGCCATACTTCAGAAGATGCCGAAAGACAAGGTAGCCGCCATGAACGATGTGGTGAACCTGCTTGTGCAGTCGGGCGTTGGAGTCAATCCGCAGTCGCTGACTGATGCAGTGGTAGCCATCATGGACTACTGCGGAGACGATGCCGAGACCTCACGCGAGTGTGCGCTGCTCATTGCACGTATTCTCAACTGCCCACAGAGCCAAACCGACAAAATCTATTTTGACGAGTTGGGCGCAACGGCAGCAGAGGCAAGCAAGATGACACCAGCCGAGATAGCCGAGCGATATGCCGAGTACAAGATACACAGAGGCGCACCGCTCACAGGCTGGACATATTCGGAGGAGGAACGGGACAGCGTGAAAACCGCACAGCAGAACCGCGTGCTGACCAAAGCCAAGGAGAAGATGAGCAACCGAATGGAGACCGAGACCACCAAGCAGTTGCTCTCCACCTATGACGATGTGAGCAAGCAGCAGACCGAGTTGGCGAAATTGAAAAAGACCGACAGAGCCGCCTACCGAGAGGGCATGAAACAGCTCCGTCAGAAGTACAATATGCGAGAGCACGGACGCATGAAACGGTACAAGCACGACATGAAACAGCTCACGGAGAAGTATCTGCGCAGCAAGAACGCAGAAGAGCGCGACAGCCTTGTGAGGGTAATGACCACCACACGCGACAAGCTACTCGATGACATTGGCAGAATGAACCAACAATAGTTAAACAATGAGGGACGGTGCAATAATATAAATTTGCATCGTCCCAAATTACACAATGAATATGGCAACAAAGAAACTACATAGAATGAGCCGTGTGATGCCGCAAAAGGAGTTGGACAGCGTGAGCCATGCAAGGCGCACGATGGGCAATAACCGCGCCTTTGAGGTGTTGTGGCAAGCACAGCAGTATTGGCTTGCGATGGAGACATTCCGCAGAGACCGTGAGAGAAATAAAAACTACACCTACGGTAGGCAGTGGGATGACTATGTATGCGTGAACGGCAAGATGATGAAGGAAGAGGAACTCATCAAGAAACAAGGCAACGTGCCGCTGAAGAACAACCTCATTAGACGCATGGTGCAAGCCGTGCTTGGCGTGTACCGCAGCCAAGCCAAAGAGCCGACCTGCACGGCAAGAGACAGAGACGAGCAACGGTATGGCGAAACCATGAGTACCGTGCTGCAATGCAACATGCAGTTGAACCGCATGACCGAGATAAACGCAAGGTGCATGGAAGAGTTCCTCATATCGGGATTTGTGGTACAGAGGAAGTGGTACGGTTGGCGAGAAAACAAGCTGGACTGTTGGACGGACTATGTGCAACCCAACAATTTCTTCATCGACAACAACATGAGGGACTTTAGAGGTTGGGATTGCAGTTGCTTGGGCGAGATACACGACATCTCGTTTGAGGACTTGTGCGGACGCTTTGCCCACAGCAAGGCCGACTATGACCGACTGGCCGAGATATACAAGTATGCCAAGGACAAATCGTATCTCAGTGCCATGTATGACAACTTCGGCTATCCCCTGCAAGGCTACTACGACTTCCTCGTGCCCTACGACCAGAGCCGATGCAGGGTAATTGAGGTGTGGCGCAAGGAAAGCAAGGAGAGAGTGCGCTGCCATGACGTGAACAACGGAGACGTGTTCAAGGTGGACATGGAGGACTTCAAGGAACTTGTGCTTGACGAGAACGAGAAGCGACTGCAACAGGCGCGAGAGTTGGGCATGAGCGAGGACGATGTGCCGCTTATCCGCTATGAGTGGTTCATGGACTCATACTGGTATTACTACATGCTCACCCCATTCGGAGACATTCTTGAAGAGGGTGAGACACCTTACGAGCACAAGAGCCACCCCTACGTGTTCAAGGCATACCCATTCATAGACGGAGAGATACACTCATTCGTGAGCAACGTGATAGACCAACAGCGGTACACCAACCGCTTGATAACGATGTACGACTGGATAATGCGAGCGTCAGCCAAGGGCGTGCTGCTGTTCCCGGAAGAATGTCTGCCCAAGGGCATGTCGATGGAAGATGTGGCAGACGAGTGGGCAAGGTTCAACGGCATCATCATGATAAAGCAGCCCAAGGCAGGACAGGCACTGCCGCAGCAGATAGCCAACAACTGCACGCAGATAGGCATATCCGAGTTGCTGAACATGCAGCTGAAGTTCTTCGAGGACATATCGGGCGTGAACGGAGCGTTGCAGGGAAAGCCCGGCTATTCGGGTATGTCGGCCAGCCTGTACAACCAACAGGCGCAGAACGCCACCACCTCGCTGCTTGACTTGCTCGACACGTTCTCGGCATTCATCAGAGACGGAGCATACAAGGACGTTAAGAACATACAGCAGTTCTATGACACTCCGCGCGTGTTCAACATTGCAGGAAAGAACTCCACCATCGTGGAGTACGATCCACGGAAGATACGCGATGTGGAGTTTGACCTAAGCATTGTGGAAAGCACCGCCACGCCAGCCTACCGCGCCTTGACCAACGATATGCTCATGCAGTTGTGGCAAGCCAAGGCAATCAGTGTGGAGCAGTTGCTTGAACACGGAGATTTCCCATTTGCTGACGAGTTGCTGCAGAGCATCAAGTCGCAGAGGGAGCAGCTGGAGCAAGGGCAAGTGCCGGACGGAATGTCGCCAGAACTTGCACAGCAGGTTCAGCAGGGAGCGAACATGCAAGCCGTGAACCAGGCACAGCAGATGCTGCAACCACAATAAAGAATAAGCCTCATAAGTCGGATAAGGCATATAAGCCGAGGGGACTTGTGAGGCTTTACTGATTTTATATGGAAGCCTCGGAGACGGGGCTTCTGTCTTTTCGGAGTGTGCGGTTTGTGATAGGCACAAATTCGGGCATTTCCATTTCGCGGTAGCAGATATGCAGACCGATGGCACGCGTCATGAGCAAGTCGTCATGTTTGCCGACAATAGCACCATACGCGCCATTCGGCTTGCGCTCATAAGTGTCGTACTCGTCAAGACACCGCTTGTCACGCTCGATATAGAGACGCTCACGAATGACCTTGACCAAGGTTGAGATAATCATCGGCTTAGTGGCCACATTCGTATGGAAACCATACTTGCGAGGTGCGCCCTCGCGTATCTCGTCCTCGGACTGCTTGCGAGCGTAGAGATTGGGATAGATGTCTGAAATCTGATTGAGGATATACTGCGACTGGTCGCCACCCTCCACCTGTCGCTCCTTGTCGTGCGTCTCCAAGGTGTTGGACTCGATGACCAACAGCGAGTCGTTGTAGAAAGCAGCAATCTGCGCGGCACGCCATGCGAGACGGTCGATGTCGCAATGTCCGTACCACTGCGCAACGACAGAGGGAGGCTCGCTACCATCAATCATGCTCAGACGGTCGAACACCACGATGACAGACCAGTCCGCCTTGTTGGAGCGTCCGCCCACATCGACTACGGTAAGGTAGCGGTTGGTAACCTCGTAATCGTCAAACTTCTCGGGCATAGCCCAAATGGAAAGTAAGCCCTGCCTGTCCTCTCGGAAACGGAGATTAGAAAGAGCCTCCTCGCCCTCGTCGGCATCGGCATACACCTCGCCAACAAACTTAGGCTTGCGACAATATGGCTCAAACTGCTTGACAAGATATTTGTCGAACACCATTGTACCTGCATGAACAAATGCCTCTACATCGTCAGACGGAAACTCCGCAGCCATCACCGCAAAGTCATTCTTACCAGCACGCTCGTATATATACCAATGAATAGCCTCCAGTGTAGCCCCCTTTTCCCACAACGACCACAGATAGCGTCCACTCTCCTCGCGATTGGACGGAGTGTAGGCATTGTTGCGGTTTTCCCAAAGCCATTTGGCAAAGGCACGTAGTTCTTCTGCAGAGTCGAAAGGACGCGAGTAATGCTCAATCTGAAACCAAGAAATAAAAAGTGCCTCAAACTGTGACTTGACAGTAGGGTCAGCAGCGGCCGTATATTCCGCATCAAAGTAAGTGCCAACACCATCGGCAGTACTTTCCATGACAATCATTGTGTAAGGTCGTGCGAGAATACCAGAGCAAGCGGAACGCACAATATCTTCGGGCGACTTACCCTCCGTCTTTTTCCACAGACCCACCTCGGAAAGATGCACCAACGAGTAGGCACCGCCACGGCAACCGTTAGGACGCTCGGCTGTACCCACCTTAATCTTGCAGTCTCGTTGTGGCACACGGTACGTAGAACCCGACTTGCCGACACCGACAAGTTTAGGCTCATTCTCCGAATAGACCTCACCCAACTTGTGCAGGAACTCCACCGGGTGTTTCTTTATCATGAGGTCGAACATATCCTTGATTTCGTCCGATGCCGTGCCTTGGTGTGCGATGATGAGTGAGTTGAGACCTTTTTTGTGGAAGAACTGCAACCACGCCATGTAGAGTTGCACAGTCGTGGAGCCGCCCCACTGACGCGCTTTCAAGAGAATAAGACGGATAGGTAATCCTGCCTTTCGTTTCGCCTCAAAGCGCGACACGAGGATGCGCTGCGGATACCACAGACGGAAAAGCACGTCCTTTCCTGCATCCTTGTTGTGGATATAGACGAGCGTAGCCGTCCAAAAAGGAAAGTCGTGCTTGTAGCGCAAGCGTATGAACGTGCGCGACACCTTGATGAAGTCGTCGTCATTCGGCTCAACGTGCATCACGGACGAGAGAAACTTGTCGATAGAGCCAGCCTTGACCAACTTCTTGACAAGCGGAATATTCATCATCTCCACAGGCAACCACTGAACGGGAATAGCAAAGTCGGCAATGCTGACACGGACACGTTTACCAATAGACCCCTCTCCAGTGACAGGGTCGAACTTGGCGAACATGACTTCATTGCGCCTGTCATTCTCCGCAAGCAGTGCGGCAATCTCTGTATCTATCGTATTGGTTGTCATACCATCCATTCTTTATGCGGTAAATAAACTCCCCGACCGTGCGAGGCGTGAGATAGAACCTGGGCGCAGGTTGATTGACAATCTTCGTAACCAACTCATAGACCGACTTGTCGGGATAATCCTCACGCATGAGGAGATATCTGCGGTAAATCTCCTCAAACATCTCACGCTTGTTGCTCCTCATGCGCGGCATGGGTTTTCCTGCCGCCATAGCGGAAATGACAATGGCCGCACGCTCCTCGCTCACCCAGAAACGAGATGCAGGAGAGTCGGCCACCAACTGAAAGATAACAGGCATGACGATGATGCTTGCCTCGGCAAGTCTGTCGCGGTACACCCTCATAAGGTCGGCATTGCGCTCCCTTGTAAAATCCAATATGCTGCCAAAGTATTTCATAAAACTGGTTTAAGATTATAATCCTTACTGTGCCTTTCTAAGCCTTTTTGAGCTGTGGGGAAAGGGCAAAACACTCTATACAAAGGTACTTAAACCGACTCACAAAAGTTAAAAGTCAGTCCACCTCTTATATGGCTATTTTTGCATACGAATATTACACAACCATAAGAAAGTTAAGATAATGGCTGAAAACAATGGAGTTAAGAGCAGACGCGACCAGCAACTGGAGCGGCTGAGAAAGAAATACCCCGACAAGAAGTTCGAGGACGATGAGGAAATCTACGGTCAGATTTCCGATGATTACGACCAATACGAGCACGACCTTGACGGCTACAAGGGCAGGGAGAAAGCCATGTCCGACATGTTTGCCGCAGACCCGAGGAGTGCGCAGTTTCTTGCCGACATGCACAACGGCCAAGACCCTGTGCTCGGTCTTGTGAAGAATTTCGGAGTGGACATCAAGGACGTGCTTGACGACCCCGAGATGCAGGACAAGATAGCCGAGGCCAACAAGGAGTATGTGGAGCGTGTGGCCAAGTCGAAACAGCTCGATGAAGAGTATGAGAAGAACATGGACGCAACGCTTGAGACCCTGCGCCAGTTCCAAGAGGAGCGCGGTATGACGGACGAGCAGATAGACGAGGTAGCCAACGCCATGCTCACCGTTGTCAAGGACGGAGTGATGGGCAAGTTCTCACGCGAGACCTTGGAGTTGTTCGTGAATGCCATCAACCACGATGCCGATGTGGCCAACGCTGGCGAGGAGGGACGTGTGGCAGGACGCAACGACAAGATTGTGGAGGGACTGCGCAAGCGCGACAAGGGAGACGGCACAGCACCGCTCAACGGCAAGAACGGAGGCGCACCGAGTCAGCAGAAGAGTTCACAAAGCATCTTTGACCTCGCCAACGAAGCCGTGTAGCCCATGAAAGGAGAAGTAGTGAAGTTTCCCCCAGAGGGCAAGAGACTAAAGCCAACGACGGGGAGTGCAGGGTTGAGAACCCAAGTGCCGGGCGCAATGGCATCAGTAAGCAATCTCGCGAGCGCGACAGGCGGTATAGCCCCCGGCAACCTCGCACAGACCGATAGCAAATAACATTATTCACAAACTAAAATTTTAAGACATGGACGGAGAAACCGTACAAGTAGGTGGAACTACAACCACCACCCCTGCACCAGGCACAGCCGGTGTAGCAAGCCAAGTGCCGGGAGCACCCACTACCGTCAGCGGAGTGGCAGGCGCGACAGGCGGAGTCGGTCCGGGCAACCTCGTACAGAGCGACCTCGACCAAGAACTCTACAAGTTCAAGAGTGACGACACACCGCTTATGCAGCTCATGTTGAATGCGAAGAAGGTAAAGGTGAACTCGCCCGAGGTGGAACACTACATGATTGACGAGCCACGCTCCAGCGTGACCACGACCACCAAGGTGACAGCAGGAACAGCCAAGCAGTTCATCGTACCATTGCTTGCCAACGATGCGGAAATTCCTCGCTCGTATGGCACACTGCTCGTAAAGGGCGTGGATGGCTATGCGGACGATGGCAAGACCAAAACACCGGGCAAAGACCTCATGCTCTTTGTGACAGGACAGGACCCCACCACAAGCAATCCGATATGCCGTGCCGTGAATGGTCCTAAGACCAACCCCGCAGACGAGTATTGCACCACGCCCGAAATTCCTGCCGGGTCAACACTTATAATCCTTTCCAATGCCCTCTACGAGACGCAGAAGAAAGTTGACCCCGACCTCATCGTACCACAGCCACAAACGGTATATCTTCAGAAGCGCGGTATGAACCAGATTGTATCTGATTACTACGAGGCACAGAAGAAGAAAATTCCATTCGGCAAGGCTGTTATTGCAGAGGCTGCCATCACCAACTTCAAGGTGCGTGGCAACCGTACTCTCTACGCTGGTCGCAGAGGCAAAATGACGGTGCAGACACCAGAGGTCGGTGCGCAGACCATCTACTTCACCGAGGGCGTGCGCTACCAAGTGAAGAAGGAACTCAACCACACGGGCAAGTGGATTATTGAGGAAATCATCGCCTTGGCGAAGATGACCTTTACAGGCGAGGACGTGCCCAAGAGTGTGATTGCCCTTTCTGGCAAGAACTTCTTGGAGAACATCCAGTGCATCGACTATTCCAAGCACCCGGAAATTCAGATTACCACCAAGACCAACCCTGTGGGCTGGGTAGTAACCAACTTCCACACCGTGTTCGGAGACATCGAATTCAAGCATGACCCGACACTCGACCGTTTGAAGTGGAGCAACTCCGCATTCATCGTTGCGCCCGACCGCCTTGTACACTACCAGTACTCGGCAGAGCACTCGTCAAAAGACCGTGTGGAGGGCGAAGAGGCAACACGCGAGTCAATTCTTGTGTGGGATGCACTCGCACTCAAAGGCTCATGTCATATCTGGATTAACGGTGAGGGCGACAACGAGAACACCACAGCCGTACAAATCCACTTGTGGGACAGCGAGGAAGCTCCCGAAAGTCCTGTTGAGGGTGGTGTGTACTACCTGTTGCAGGACTGCCCGGGCATCAATGCCGAGGCCGTCAGCGGTCAGATGTGGCAGTACAAGAGCACAGCATGGGTGGAGTACGCAGGTGATGTGATGGCCACCGAGTAACCAGAAGTTTAGTTTAACCAATCATCAACCAATAGAGGCGGATAGGTAGCAATGCCGTCCGCCTTTATTTATAATAATCAGACAACGAAATGAAAAAGAAGAGAATAACCTACGGAGTGTACGGCATGATGGAATACCAGACTATCATCAAGATAGGCAGAGCCACACTCAAAGTATTGTTCACTGACGGCTCAATGACCGCCATCGGACAGAACCCTGCGAAGTACACCACAAGCGACTTCCTTGTGCAGCGTGCCATCGAGAACAGTAGCGAGTTCAAGAAAGGCCGCATCATGACGGTGAGCACCATTGAACTTGACGAGGACGTGCGCATTGAGCGCAACCCTGCCAAGCCGAGCACGCAGACGGCAAATGTGGCGGCAAATGCTGTGATTGACAATAAGCCTACCGAAGCCTCTTCAAGCCATACTACGCCTGTGGCGGAGGACGTGGCGGACGAAACTACCGAGGAGGCTGATGCAGGTGTTGTAACACCAACGGACGAGGCTGATGCGGAAACTATCGAGGAAGAGCCAGAGACAGAGAGTGAAACCAATGTCGAAGAGGATACCACAAGCGAGGAGACCGCAGCCGAGGACAATACGGCAGAGGACAAGACCGAGGTGGAGTTCACCGACAACCAAGAGGCCAAGGACTACATATTCAAGAACTTTGGCGTAAAGCCCGGCACGATGCGCAACCGTGAGGACATCAAAGCCGTTGGCGAGACCTACGGAGTGAAAATCACGTTTGTCAACGAGAAGTAAGGAATGACGATATGGTGTACAAAATCGAAGTCGTGGAGCAAGATGTTCGCATCGCCATAGACGAGAACAAGACCAGTGAGCAGCTCATCAGCGATGAGGATATTGACACCTTGTCGTTGAATGAAGTGATACGCTCGAAGATAGAAGAAGCCGTGCGCAGGGTGGAGACCTCCGCGCCTGTGTATCTCTTGGAAGAGGGACACGAGTTTGGCGAAGCCGTGTATTGGGAGGACAACGGCAGCGGTTGGGTGCTGCTCCCCGATGACTTCATGCGGTTGATAGCATTCCGCATGAGCGACTGGGAGCGCACTTGCTACAATGCCATTTCGGTGGACGACCCACTCTATGACCTGCAATCGTCAAGATACAAGGGCGTGAGAGGCAGCGTGCAGAAACCAGTGTGCGCGGTGGTGAACCGAGCCGAGGGAAAGGCGTTGGAGTTCTTCAGCTGCAACAGCGAGGACGCCTACGTCAAGCGAGCCACCTACATACCCTATCCCAAGATAGACGATGAGGACGGCATCGACATCTCCGAGCGTTGTTACACAGCCGTAGTCTATACCACGGCAGCATTAGTACTAACCGCCTTTGGCGCGACCGACAAAGCAGAGCAGTTGAACGCCTTGGCAAAATCAATAATGGAATGAGTTCAATACCAACAAAACAGATAGACGGTGATGTGGCCGTAGGCCGCAACGTCAGCATGGGCGGTTCGGGTACGGTGCGCGGCTCCATGACCGTAGGCCACAACCTGACGGTTGAGGGTTGGCTTGAAGCCAAGAACATCAAGGGACCGAACAAAGGTCTGTTCAAGACCGCAGCGCAACTGCGCGAGGCATACCCCAACCCACACGAGGGTTGGTGGGCACTGGTGACCGTGGAGGGCAGCGCATCATCAGACCACTTGGGACAGCTCTATGTGGCAGACGGCGGCACATGGGTAGCGCAGGTGGACAGCAGCGGAAATCCATTGCTGAAAGGCAACCCCACCGTGGACAGCACCGAGTATATGGAAGCCGTGGAGGAAATGACAGCCGACCTTGAGGCTGTCAAGGTAGATGTGAACCAAAACAAGGAGGACATCAAGAGCCTACGCAGCACGCAGACCTCGCACACGGACAGCCTTAACACCCTCAACTCGCAGATGGGAACTGCACAGACCGACATTGTCAATCTGAAGAAAACCGTCAGCGACAACAAGAGCGAGCTGGCAAACAGCATCAGCGGTGTGCAGAAAGACCTCACCGCATTCAAGAACACCAAGGGAACTGCAGATGGACTTGCACCTTTGGACGAGAACGAACAAGTACCCTCGCAGTATCTGCCTGGATATGTGGACGATGTGCTGGAGTTTGGCGGCATTGTATCGGGCATTACCGCACAATTCCTGTCAGTCAGCAAATCATCAACGGACGAGAATTGTGCCGTGGTGTACAACAAGACCACTGAAACATTCGTCTTACGCTACACCCAACCCTCAGAGTCAGAGTTTGACCTGCGTCCGACCATCACCTATTATAACAACTGGCTGGACGGAGACCTCTTTGGCGATGGGACTGTATTGGGACGCAAGCCCCACAGCGGCAAAATCTTCATGGACGTAAGCACCAACAAGACCTACCGTTGGAGCGGCACGACACTGGCCGTAATCGGCTCGGACTTGGCACTCGGCCACAGCAGCGGTACGGCATTCCCCGGAGACGAGGGAGCGGATTTGCAGGAGCGTATGAGCGAGGCAGAGAGCACGGCAACCATCAACCGACAACTGATAGACGAGAACAGCGCGGAGTTGCTGAACCGCAACACAATCAACGCCAATGTGCTGTTGTCGTTGGGCGACCGTGAAGTGTCGTTCTCCGTGGTGCTTGAAAAAATCTTCGATTTGGAGAACAAAGCAAGATACATGAAACCCGGTATCGTGCTGTCGTTCCTCTCGGAGACAGGCATACAAAACAAGCAGTGGACGAACTACGGCAAGGAAACCGAGACCGACTGGAAAAACGAAGCCAACTGGACAGACTTCGGCTCGAACGGCAGTGCCATAGGCAACACGGTGAACGTGAACGACATCTGCGAGGACACCGAGTACACCCTTTCGACCGCCATCAAAGCTGTGCAGGACAAGGAGAAAGAAAGCGGACTATCGTATATGAAGAGCGGTGTCGTGCTGACCTATAAGACAGCCGATGTGACCAGCAACGGCTCGCCCAAGTGGGAAGCCTACCAGTTCACACGCACCGTGGACGACATCAACCCGGCAGACTTGAAACCTTGGGTGGAGTTCGGAGGAGGCGGCAACAATGCCGTGCCGACCTCGGACACCCCCGAAAAGGACGGCAAGGAGGCATTCTCCACAGGAGGTGCATACGCCAACATACCCACCACACTGCACATTGACACCGAGACGCAGGGCGTGGTGAAGCTGCAACTGCAGAATGCCGGGCAGGAAGCCGTGGGCGACGAGGTGCAGTTTGCCGTAGGCGGAGGAGGCGGAGAAAGCACAGGTACGATTGTGAGCATACAATTCGAGCAGAGTCCGCTGTATGCCAAGGCTGGCGGCAGCGTGGTGATGAAAGCTGCTGTACGAAGCGTTACCACACAAGGCAGCCAAGAACTGAGCAACATGATAGAAAAGGTGCTGCTCAAAGATCGCGACACCGGGCAGACCTTGGAGACATTCATGTTCAACAGAGCGTCATCGGCAAGCGGAGACACCTACGACTTCGAAATGGACGTGAGCAGCTACTTCGTAACCGCCACCACCAAGCGTTTCCAACTTATCGCCTATGATGATGCAGGAAACACAGGCAGCAGGAACATCAACGTGAGCGGTGTAGATGTTACCATCAGCAGTGTGCAGACCCTCAACTACACGGCAAGCACCGCCCTTGCCGCAGGAGGAGCCGCCAAGAGCATACCGATGTACAAGTTTGCCAACAACGCATCGGACAAAGGCATCAAGGTAGTAACCGAGATATACATAAACGGAGAGTGGCAGACACTCGGCACAAGCGTAGTTCTCGACACCTACTCGCACTCCATCACCATAGACCCGAAGAGCTGCTTGGGCGAGACACTGACACATGGCGCATACCCCCTGCGCATACACGGAGAAGATGTAGGTTCGGGCGTGGTGGGCAACTACCTCCACACTGCCGTCATGGTGGTGGAGAGCGGCAACAACACCCCGATAGTGGGCATGCGCTGGTACACCGAGCAGCTGCAAGGCAAGAGAAAACTCTATGAGAACATCGAGGTGGACTATGCCGTGTATGCAGCCGACACGGACGAGCCGCAAGCCGTGGTGTGGTATGACGGAGCGCAGGAGACCACCACCGTGGCCTACCGGGGACAGACCAACACGTTCACCAAGCAAGTGCAGGAGAGCGTGCATGACGGCACAAAGAGCGTGTCGGTGAAAGTGATGTGCGGAGACACTTCATCGGAAACCGCCACATTCATTGTCGATGGCTCGCTTGTAGATGTGGAGGAAGTGACTACCATGCGCGAGTTCAACATCACGATGGACTCACGCAGCAACGGAGAGACCGACAAGACCATCAAGGACGGAGGAGTGGAAATCACCGTTGAGAACTGCAACTGGTCGAGCAACGGATTTGTCAAGGACACCTACGGCACGCCCACCTACGGCACGGAGAACGACAAGGGACGCATGGCACTCCGCATAGCCGAGGACATGAAAGCCGTGTGCTCGTTCAAGCCATTCGCCAACACCAGCATCGAACAGAACGGCATGGCACTGAGTTTCACGGTGAAGGTGAAGAATGTGGAAGACCGCACGGCACGCATCATCGACTGCTTGGGCGACAACCAGCTCGGTTTCTACTTGACTGGCGAGAAACTCGTGTTCACCTGTGATGGAGCAACCGCAGCCAACCCCGACGACTTGGGCGCACAGCAGACAGCCGTAGCCCTGTATGCCACTGACAAGGAGACACGTTTCGACATTGTGATAGAGCCGACCAGCATAGCCCCATACAGCGGCATAGGCTCCATCAAGATATATGTGAACGGAGACGAGGCCGCAGCCACCTATTACAATGCTGGGAAGTTTGCCCACAACGACATGCAGATAAAGTTTGACGGCACGAAAGCCGACATCTACCTGTACCGTGCCATCGGCTGGGCCACCTACTACAACTACCGACAGGCATTCAACAACTACTTGGTGGGACAGAAAGACACCGCAGCCATACTGACGGAGTACGAGAAGAACCAAGTGATGGCCTCGCAGACCGCAGAGGGAACAACCAAGGACAGGCCGACCATGCAAGCGTGCATGAACGCAGGACTATGCTGCGTGACCCTGCTGAAGAATGCCGACACCCCCGACATCGAGCAGAGCTACCCCGGCTACCTCGACAAGCTGGACGGAGACAAAAAGACCAAGGCATACTTTGACTGGGTAATCCGTTTCCCCGACAGGCCATGGCAGGACTGCAAGGTGTACAACGTGCCGACCACAAACCAAGGCACGACCTCATCGCTGCGGCCCGTGAAGAACAAGAAAGGCAAGTTCAAAGGCTGCAAGATAGAGATGCTCCACACAGAGGAGGACTTCAAGAACGACCCAGTGGCACTGGCCAAGTTCCAAAAGGCCAAGAAGATGGCCGCGAAGAGCCAAGTGCAGGTGATAGACGGAGGCTTGTGGGTAAAGACCATCACCATCAAGGTGGACTACTCCGACTCGACAGGCGCGAACAACGGAGCGACCATGGAGCTGATGAACAAGACCCAGCGAGCCATGGGAGCGGACTACATGACCCCAGCGCAGAACGCCTACAACGGAGGTGACACGATGAACACCAGCATCGACAGCGTGACGTGCGCCCTATTCCGCACCGACCAGCAGAGCGTGGACGCGACTAACCAGACCTACGCCTACTTCCATGCCAAGGCCAACTTCAACGTGGACAAGGGCAACCCCTCGTTCTTCGGCTTCGAGAAAGTGAGCGGCTACAACAGCGACTGCTTGAACTATGGCGACTTTGTGGAACTCGTGGCCGAGAAAAACCAAGACCTCAACATCTTCAAGGTGCAGACCTTGGCGAAGAGCGAAGAGCTGATAGCCTCGAACATCTACATGCTGAGCGAATACTGCGGAGAGAAGCACATCTTCTTGGAGAATGACGGCACAGGCACGATGCAGGAGACCACCGCCACAGCCGACCCCACGGAAGTGGACAAGAGCCTTGCCGAGGTGCTGGCAGACGATGTGAACAACTACGACTGGGGAACGGTGTACCTGACGAACGACTACAAGTATGTGAAATACAGCGGAGGCAAGTGGAAAGACACCACAGGCAAGATGCAGTATGACACGAGCACCAAGAAATGGGGCGTGACAGGCAGGGTGCTGAACCCGGTAGAGTGCTTTGAGTACTTGAAATACGACTCGTTCTGTTGGCTGCAAGGCGTGAACAGCGTGGACGACCTCATGCGCATAGACCAATCGACAGGCGAACCCGTGTGGCTCGGCTACTACGAGAGCCGATACCCCGACGATGACGACTTGAACGACCTATACGCCAAGGGAAAGAAAGTGCCGTACAACCTATACAAGTGGCTGCTATGGACACAGCAATGCTCGCAAGACCGTACCGAGGCAGACGGAAACATCACCCTGCACGGCAAGAGCGTGGCAGGAACAAAGGAGAATCGATTGAAAAAGTTCTGCGAGGAACTCTACCTTTATGCCAACGTTCGTTCTACGGGTTGTTACATTATAGGTACTGATTATGTGCTTGCTGTTGACCAACGAAGCAAGAACATGATGATTTCGTTCTATCTTGACATCAACGGCAGCATACGCGCCTACTTCAACCATTGGTATGACGGAGACTGTTGTTGGCTTGCTGACAATGACTGCGGTATTACTGTGCCATGGGATTTGGACAGCGTGACAGACACTAAGCATTATTACCAAGGTTGGAACTCTGTAATGTTCAAGCAAGGTTATGCAGCTGACAAGTTCTGGCTTGAAGATGAGGGCAAGACCACCATCACGCTGCACGACATAGCGGGCGATATGCGCAGCGCGGAGGCAGACGGCATCAAGATATTCTCCGCAGACGGCTGCAAGAAACTCTGGATCACCGACCGCATAGCGAAGTGGGCGAAGATAACCAGCTCGTTTGACGGAGAGCGCAAGTACATCGAGAACTCCAAGGCAGGTGCAAACTACTACTATGCCGTACACGGATTGCGATATGAGGACTTGCCCGTGACGTTTGAGAAACGCTTTGCCTACCGTGACGGCTACTACCAAGTGGGCGAGCTGTACACTAATCCGTTCAAGATGCGTGCCGTGGGTACGGACATCAGCATCAAGATAACGGCAGTGCAGGACGGCTTCTTCGGATTAGGCGTGGACCGTGCGGACGCTTGTGTGGACAGCTGCTATCTGAAAGCAGGAGAAAGCTACACGCTGAAGAGCGGCATGACCGCCACAGGCGCAGGAACGATGCTCTACGTGTTCGGAGCGACACGCCTTGCCAGTCTTGACATCAGCGGCTGCACCCCGAAAGCCGAGGGTTGGGACATCTCGAACTGCACGATGCTGCAAGAACTGATACTTGGCGGAGCGGACTACACGCCAGCCGAGGAAAGCGGAGCAATCACGCAGCTCAACATGGGCAACAAGAGTTTCCTCAGACGCATAGACGCACGCAACACCAAGGTAACAAGCATCATCGCCTCGTACTGCCCGAGACTGAAAGAGGTGTTGGCGAGCGGTTCGCAACTGTCGAGCATAGACCTTGCCGAGACAGCCCCGATAGAGACCCTTGAACTGCCAGCCACCATGACCACGCTCTACTTCAAGAACCTGCCCAAGCTGACCTATCCCGGTGGACTGACCATAGCAGGAATGACGAACGTGAAGAAGATGTTCCTTGACGAGTGTCCGCACATCGACACCATGACCCTGCTGCGGCAGATAACCACGGCAGGACAGCTGAAGAGCGTGCGCATACCGGGCGTGAACGCCACCGCCAGCGTGGAGATGCTGCGCGGCATCATGCAGAGCGGAGCCGTGGGCATAGACGCGAACGGCAGCACCTACGATGAGACCGGGCAGTGCAGCGGCATCATCGGCCGATGGATACTGACAGAACTTGTGGAGGACAGCGAGGTGGAGGCATTGCAGAAATACTTCCCGAAACTGACCGTCATCAACTCGCAGTTCTCGGTGGTGAAGATAGACGACATCGTGAGCGGAGACTTCTGTGAGCGATACAGCAACCCCGAAAACAAGACAGGCTCGGACTATGACAAGACCTTTGTGGCGAGCGGACACACGCTGAAGATATTGCAGGAGACCCACGCCTACAAGTGTACCTACAACTCCAAACTCAAACAGATGGAGGGCGTGCAACTGAGCGACAGCGACTCCAACTATCTTGCCACAGGCGAGAGTTTCGATGTGGGCGATAGCGCAGGAGAGGGCTTTGACATCTTCCACCATCTGCCCCACCACTGGTACAAGGGCGTGAACGACTACAAGAACCAACAGAAGTACATCGTCTATTCGACCACGGAGAACGAGCCGCTATCCACCGTGAACAACAAGCGCGAGGCCATGCTATCGGCACTGCTCTATGCGGAGAACACAGGCGTGTATGCTGACGAGGCAGAGGTAGGCACGGTGATAGACGAGAACATCATCACCACCGCTGCCAACGTGAACGCCTACCGCATGGACGTGGAGGGCATGAAGCAGGTGAGATGGCCGGGACTGAACCACGCAAGGCTCGGAGCCGTGTTCACGGACGCGAACGGACAGATAGTAGGCAAGTTCAACATGATGGTGAGCCACACCTACTTCGACTTCTCGATAGGCAACTACGTGTTCTGCGATGTGCCGGGCGGAGCGAAGTGGATGTACTTCACCTCGTACCGCGACATAGAGGACTGCCTGTGTCTTGCCGTTGACAGCGAGCATATAGAGGCCATAGAACCCGAATGGACGGAGCACACCGTTGGCGAGAACGACAGCCTCTTGGGAACATACCCCATCACCATAGACGGACTGAAACGACCAAGGAGCATATCGGGCGCGGTGCGCTCACGCAAGGGAGACGGCACTTCGCAGACCTCGGCAGAATGGGCATACGACACTGACGGCAACCCGACAGAGACACCGACCGGGACGATACACTACACGGCAAAGGACTTCCAAAACAGTGCGCACATGCGCGGAGAGGGCTACCAGCTCCAAGACTACGAGCAGCACAAGGAAATCAGCAACCTGTGGTGGGCGACCCACGGCACGACCAACGAGCAGTCTGTTGTTGGCAATGGCGCACACGATGCCACGCTGAACAGCCTCGACAACATAGGTATGGCCGACACCTCGTATGTGGGCAACGCAATGAACTCCATCATGGGACTCAAACACTATGTGGGCTGCGACTCGGAATGGATGGATTACATAGCAGGAAACGTGCAGAGCTACGAGACGTTCTACAAGAACCGCTGTGTGGAGACCAACGATGACCCCATAGACTACAAATTCCACATCTATGACCCGGTGAAGAAAACCGAGCGTGTAGTGCAGAGTGTGAACTCTAACGGCAACTGCGTAGTGAGAGTGGTGCATGGAGCGAAGTGCGACATCTTGCCAAGCAAGGTGCATCAGACCGACACGAGCAAGTACACCACCCACTATGCGGCAGGTTTGTGGTTTCCCGGCAGCAGAGGTCGCTGTGTTCTGCGGTCTGGCAACAACTCGTTTGCGGGCAGCGGTCTCGCCTAT